TTTATACGACCATACTTCTTCTCAAACTCATCTTCATTAGCACACCCTAAGTGTTTAATCTGAGCTTGCTGAAGTTCTACTGTATGGTTTTGATTAAAAGGATTGCATATATTCAAAGTGTGCCAATCACAGTAAACATACTCAGGCCACTCATCACCAAATGATTCTTTAAGATGATTAAGTCTATTTAAATAGTAACTATCTATTTCTTCATCTGCTACTTCTTGTAAAGCTTTAATAGTTGCTTCAAATATTGGACCAGATACTTTTCTCATCCAATCTTGCTTGAATAATTTACTACCTGCAGCATCACTACCTATAACTACAGTAGCTTTATCTATATCAGTAGTAGTTCTGATTTTATATTTTACAGATAAGTCTTTAAGTTTTACTCTAGGAACAGTACATCCCTTCATAAAATAAATCTTATCTTTCATTTGTGGAACCCACTTATTAGTATTCATGTTTAGACCATGTTTAATTAGTCTTCCATAATTACTAGAGGCGCTTACAATATATACTGTGTCAGTGCTATCTACACTCCATTCTGTAAGAGACAATTTATTATACTCATCTCTTTCTACATCTACACTTAAGCACACATAAGGTACTTTTTCAGCTTTTATTTCTTCTGCCATATTTGTTTAAAGTTTGATAGAGGGACTTTTACCTCCCTCTATCTGTGAATTAATTAGTTTAAAGGTTTGTAAAACAGGAAACTGCTTTACCTTTGATTTACTTTACAGTCATCTGCACCACCTTCTGATTCATCATTAGCTTTTGGAATTTAGCTTTGTTAGAATTGAGTATCTCTTTAACAATGAAATATCTCAAATCATCAGTAAATGAATCACAGTCAGTGACTAGTTCAATAATTCTATCAATCATCTTTTGAGGAACAGAACCTTTGTTAGCTGTAACAGATGCAAAGTTGATTATCCTAGTACTAATAATACTAGAGATATCAGCTCTGAAATCATCTCCGCTACCAATGCAGCTCTTCAAAGAACCTTTGACATAGTTCCAATCATCATTTGTAAGAATCTGCTCAGGGCTAATGATCTTATCTAGCTTGTTATTAATAAACATAGCAAATAATGCAGATGGCTCTGCACCAATAGACCCATCACCAATCATATTGATCAGTGGCAACTCATCTTCAAACTTATCAATAGAGCTAATAGAATTAAAGAAGGTAGTAATACTTCTAGGATTAACCTTCTGAGTTACTGTCTCAGGATTCATCAACAAGAAGTTAATACATCTACCGTCAATACCAACAGTCTCTGCCCACCGTGCCCATACATTAGAATCAAACTTTACTTCTGTAGAAATAAATCTAGTTCTCTGAGCATCATCAAGACTAGTAACTTGATAGTCACCATTGTCTGGATTAGTAGTCAGGATTACATGCCAGTTCTTTGGAAGACTCCAAGAAATATATTCTTGTCTGTCAATTAACTCCATAGTAGCTTGCATAAATCTGTGGTCAGCACGAGTATAATCATCAAGAACCAAGAAACCACCCTCAGACTTACCTTGAATCCATTCAGGTGCAGCATGAGACATTCTCTTGTCTACAACTTTGTAACCTTTCTTCATAGCAGCATCCATCTGAGCTTCATTAATCCAGGTAGTTTTACCATCTTTATTAGCTATCTTGAATTCTTTTACAGGAAAACCAACAAGGTCACCTAATTCTTCTATCTGAGATAGATTAATCTTTACAACATCCATACCCAGCTCTTTACCAAGCTGCATAATTGCAGAAGTTTTACCAAGGCCCGCATCACCTTCAATATTCACAGCAACAGGTACTTTACCTTCATTTTGAATGTGCTGATTGTTTTTCACCATGTGTTTTAAGAAGTCTTTCAACTCATCTACGTTCAATTGTGTACTCATTTTTTAATTTTTAAAGTTCTAATCTAATTTGTTTTCCTGGTAATTCATCATTAAAATCAGATCTCTCTGACAATACCCATAGGACTGGTTTCCTAGGTTTTATATCTGTCCATGCTTCACCATCTGTGAAGTAAATCAAGCTTGTAAACTGCTTTCTTTCATTAAAATATTCTAGAACAGGATCAAATGTTGTCCCGCCTCTACCTGCAACTTCTAGTTCAAACTTCCCATCATATGGTTTGATAGATTGTATTCTAGAATCACACTGTACAATTGTAACTTCAACACCTGCTTTATACAAGTGATGAATCTCATTCATAAATTCTTTTAATTCATCATCACAAACAGAACCTGATGTATCAATACCAACAAGCATGTTTTGTCTCATCTTTATCTTAAGGCCAGGATTATCAGAGTACCTTTTGTTCTCTTTTCTTCTTAGCTTTCTAGTAAAGATCTTTGTAGATATACCTGTAAAGCGCTTTATATATGCTTTCCAATTAAATTTAGGTGGTATAACTTCATCTAGTTTAAGTAGACCTGATATCTCTCCAGGTACAAACCCGCGCTTCTTTTCAGTCTGCTCTTTAGCATCAAGCAATACTCTTTGCAATTGCTTTTCAATCAACTTCTTTTCTGCATCAGGCATATTCTCAAACTCTTCCCACTCATGATCAGGTATCTCAACTTCTTTATCATTACCTTGACCTGGTCTATTTCCTTGACCATCACCGATCATAACTTTACATTCACCTTGTTCTAGAGCATCAAGAAGCTTATCCATATTCTCATCTCCAGAAGTACCTTGTTGTTTCTTATTCTCTTGAGCTTTCAAAAGCTGATCATAATAATATCTAGTACCCGCTTTTCTGTCTAGATTTAAATGCTCATAATCATCTATATCAATACCACCTTCAGGCAACCAAGCTGAATCTATATATTGATTAATCTCCATATCCATTGCAATGTTAGCCAACTTCTTGTCAGAGAACATATCAAATGTAGTAAGGTGATTAAAAGCAATATGTAATAACTCATGCTTTAGTAAACCTAATCTATGATCTTCAGATAGATCATTCCAGAACTTCTCACTTATCATCAATTGATAGTTGATACCATTCTTACAGACACCTGCTGTGCCTACTCTGTCATCCCATGACTTATGCAACATTAACAAAAAGAAACCATAATACGGTTCCTTTAACATCAAATCTTTTGATGTTTTACTTAGTGAATCTTGTTTATTCATTTTTCTAATTTTACTTGTATATCTACTTTTTTGTAGTTTTGAAGTTTTAAAAAATCTGTAAGAGCTTCTACGCTATACTCTACAGCTGCTTCCAATAAATTATGTGGCGCTTTAAGAGTAGTACTTAAAAGCCATAAACATTCTGCATTCCTTATTTCTTCCAACTCATACCAAAATTTTAATTTTGTTCTTAAAGTTAAAAAAGGTTTATAACAGTGTGTTTGCCATTCTGTATCAGAACGTCTTCCAAATTTATATAAAAGTAGTAGTGTACTAGTATCAGATAAATCTGATTGCTTTATAGCTTCAAATGCTACATGATGATTTTCTTCATCACTTGATCTTAACATTTTAATCAAGTTTTTTGCTTCTTCTAATGTAAACCTCATATTTTTCCTTTATAAAATCTTCCTAATATGTTTCCATTTAGGTACTCATCTCTTTCAAGAACTTCATATTTAAATTGATATTTAGTTTCTTGATAGGTTAGTTCTGATTTACTAAAACAAATCTTAAGTATGGTTCTATATATTAATCTACCATCTTTATAAGCTTGCTTTAATTCTGCATTGCTACTGAAATAATTTTTATAGTCAGGCTTGATAACTATATCATACTTCTTAGCTCTCTTGTCTGTCATAGCAGCCAACTTCTTCTTTCCAAACTTTTTCTTCCTTCTGCTAAAAAAGTTCTTCTTACCTATATAAGAATACATTTGTCCATCATTTGCTAAGTAGTTCATTACATAAACAAATCCTACAGCTTTTTCAGGAATCATATCATCTGTAAATGGTATCACTTTGCCATGAGCAATTTCAATATTCCATTCATACATGTCTTCTCTTACTCTATTTTTTAAATGCTTTTTCATATCAGCTTTTTCATTAAAGGTAACAATGTTCCCCTAACTTTTTCTATTCCATATTTTCTTACAGAGTCAGATAAATCTTTCTCCATATCAAGTATTATATAATCAAATCCATACATTTCTTGGTACTTCTTCATAGAATTAATACCAGGCTGATCATTATCAAACAATACAAATGTTTTAGTATAATTTGATGTAATCTTATCTAGTAAATTTCTAGGAACAATAGTATTCTCACTATCAGGGGCTATTGCTTCTATATTACCAATACCTAGTTGTCTAAATACCATAAGATCTTTTAGTGATGATGTAATAATTAAATACTTCTTATCATACTTAAGTTGATCTGTACCTTGCAGATAATCTTGTACTTTAATAAATTTCTTATCTACATTTTTAGGCATGTATATTTTATATAATTCTCCATCTTCTCTAAAATATCCATAAGTATATGTCTTATTAAACTTAATACTCTTAGTACTACCATCTATAAGTTCTTTCTCCATTGTAAAATGTTCTAATGGAGCTACATTATATTCTTTTAGTATAGAACTACTAATATTAAATTCAGACCAATACTGTGCATCAAAATTATTCCAATGTCTGATCTCATGGTCAGTTACTTTCCATCTATCATGCTTTTGTATTGTACTTACTTGTACTTTATTAGACTTTACATACTGTTGATAATCACTAATTATTCTACTGATAGCTTGATTTCTAGTAGCTAGATTAAACATCTGCTTTACTAGTTCAATACCATCACCTTGATTACTAGAAGAAAAGTCTTTGAATTTATAAGTACCGTCTTTGCAATATAAAAACATTGACGGTATCTCATCTTTATTAAAGATGGACTTCATCTTTACATCTTGTCCAGACAGCTTTTCAGCTAAATTTAGATAATACTCAAATATCCATTCACTATTTACATCATTAATACTTGAAATCAGGTTTTTTGTTGAGATCATATCAATAAATTTAAATAAAAAAGGGAGACTATAAGAATCTCCCTTTCTTATTAGTCTAGCATGTTTTAGTCGAGGTTAAAATCCTCGGCTGTAGCTGTACCATTTAGTGAAAGTTCATCACCAAATGACTCAACGTTTTTAGTTTCTAATTTTTTTAAGTGCTTGTCTTCTTCATAGATAATTACCTTACCTTCTTCAACACCACCAAAAGCATATTTACCATTAGAAGCTTTAGGGAGATGTAAATCATAGTTTACATAACCAGATTTACTCATATATTCTTTACCTGCAACACAGAACTCAAGAAATTTATCTTGATATGATGCAGTTTCATTAAACGCTTTTACAAAATCTTCAATAGTTTCATGTGCATTATCTTGCTCAAGAAACCAGTCATTAATACCAAGAGTATTAGATAAGTTTTGTAAGAATATCAAAATAGATCTATCTCTGTTGATCTTAACACCAGACTTAGTCTGACCATCTGCAAATGCATACTGACCAGCTTTTAGTCTACCTATTTGACCTTCATATCTACCTTGAGATTCATCATCTTTATTTCTAAAGAAGCCTTCAAAACCATCAATTGGCTTTGTTTCTACATCTAATATTATATGATACGCTTTATCAATAAACTTAAACTCTTCTAGCTTAATGTTATTAATTTTTAGCTCATGATTTCCTGGAGAAATTGTTTTAGGCAATCCAGCTTTGCCTGTTCCTAGATCAGTTGTACTTAATCCCATTTGTTTTTAATTTAATTTATTTTACAAAAATTTTGTCCCAGTTATTTTCAAGGACACCTTCATTCATTTCAGTCAGAACAATTTCTTGATCTCTTAAGTGTTTAGGTCTTGCGCCACAAGTTACATCATCAGTATTCTTGAATGATAAAATTGCTTTACTACCTTTTCTATACATATATCCTATTGCATCAGCATTAGCACAAATTAAAGATTTCATTTTACCAGTAAGGTCTATATTTGCAGCCATTACCATCTCACCATCATCATCAACTACTTTGTCTTTAATATGACCAGATAAAATAATTGTGGGCGCTAATGTATCAATAAAATCTAACACTTGAAAAAATGCTTGTCTTATATACAGATAACCAGCACCATTTGGTAAGGTAGTTACATTGTCACCTTGAAAATTTTTACCCATAGGAGTTGCTTTATAAAGCTTTACTGCCAAGGGCATTATCATAGTTTCTAATGCAGTTACAGTATCTACTGTTACATACTTATAAGGTTTATCTGCTTCTTTAATTGCTTTACCAGTATCTAATAAAGTTTTAAGATCAGGAATATCAACCTTTAATGCATCTACATAACCACTACCACTTTCTAAATCTAGTATTAGATTATTATCTAACATAGAGAAAGCAGTTGTTTTACCAGCTTTTGGTTTACTGTATATAATTAATCTTTTAGGATTAACCTGTACAGCTTTTACTTTTTTAGTTGGAAGTACTATACTCATATTTATTTGTTTTCTAATTTATCAGCAATTCTTGTTAGCTGTTTTGCAATTGTATCTAAATACTTCTCAATATTGTTATCATACCAAGGTGTATCTTCTTTCTTTTCAGCTTCTTTCTTTTCTTCAAAATCAGGAAAAATAGATAAAGTACTCTGTTCTTTAACTTCAGGTTCTTCTTGTATTTTTTCCCATTCATTATATGTTACCTCTCTACCATCAGGTAATATTGCAGTTAATTCTGAAACAGATATTACATAACTACTATAAGGATTACCTTGAGCATTAGTGCTTTCTTTAAGCTCATATTCTTCTTTATAAAAAGGATTATGTTTATGCTTAAATAAAGCTCTATTAGGATACATAGGTAGAACATTTACTAATGTCCTATTGTCATCATATACATTGTCATAGAACTCTATGTATATGTCTTCATTTTTCTCCAGTTCCCATTCAAAAAATTGAACTTGTCTACCATACTTTCCCTTTTTAAAGAAAGCGGTTTTAATAGTAAAAAATGGATCAGCAAGCTTTATCTTTTTGAACTTGCTTAGGTGTTCAGTTAAGAACTCTTTTTCTTTTTCTTTTCTTATGTTCATTTATTATTTAATTGATATTTTTACTGCTTGTGCTGGAACATCCATCTGCTCTATTCTCATAGTCTTTCTATCTAGTTTAAAGAAACTTATTTTAGTTGTCCCATTTCTAGATTTCAAAAAATGAAATACTAAAGTTTCTGGATCTTCAATCACAAATTTTTCAGGTCCGTATAATCTAATCCTTCTATTAGCAGGTTTATTAATGCCAATTAATACATCAGCATGTTGCAATAAAGCATCTGAACCATAAATATCAGAATCTAAAATATAGTTACCATAACTACCATCTTCAGCTCTTCTAGGATCTTCTACATTTCTATTAAGCTGACTTAATACTACAAATGCAATAGGATACTTTTTCTTTAATCTAGTTAAAGCTTCACCTAAATGACCCAACATATCAAACTTATCCTTCTCATACTTATCAACTGCAAATAATGCAGAATGGTCAATAGACACAAGCATATTAGGATAAACTCCATCTTCTTTATATCTCTCTTGTTCATATGCAATTGTAGCTTCAAATTCACTTATAGTGCATTGATCATATACTACATTTACAATATCTTTTGTTTGTGTACTATTGTAATATTGTACACACTTGTTCCAAATTTCTTTATCAACTAAATCTCCACCTTTACTCATAAGAGTGTTGTAGTCTGATCCTGTTTTTAAACTAAATTTTCTAATACCATTAGTTTCATCAACCATTTCCATCTGAAATTTTAGAACTCTAAATTTTTCATCTGGATTCTTCTCAATAATATCACTAATTAATTGTTCCATAAATAGTGTCTTACCAGTACCAGGTCTTGCTCCAATAACAGTAATTGTTTTCCATTCTAAGCCATCACAAAATGCATCATTAAACTTTGGCCAACCAGTAATTAAAGAAGGTAACTTCCCTTGCCTTCTTGCTTTCATTTTAGTTAAAGCTTTGGCTAGAGAATCCCTTTCACTCACTGGCTTCAGTGGTGACGCATTATTATAATTACTCATATTAAGGATTTAATACTTCTTTCTTTGCAACATTATATAGCGCATGCAAACAAGATATTACTAACTCTATTATTATAAATTGTGCTATAGACACATCTATAATAAACATGTTAATAATATTGAATGCTAGAACACTAGTCAATATTGCAATAAAAAATAAATTTATTTTTGTCATTAATCAACTTCATCTTTAAAATACACAGTCTCTTTATAACTTTCACTGTTCATCATTTCACAATAATTTGCTAAATCTGACTCCCAGGTTTTATCTACAGTTTGTTTCCTAACAAAGTACTGACTGGTACGCATATAATTAAAGTTTTGTAACTCATAATCTTGTACATACTTTTTAGTAGCTTTATAAATAGTCTCCCAACTATAGTCAAAGTTTTCAAAAAACCATCTGAATGCTCCTTCTAAATTCTTTACATTAGTTCTGGCATATTTACCACTCCCTAATTTTTTAGAAGGAAATATCTCATTATATGTTTTTATACATACAGCAAAATTTTCACCCATTAAATTCTTAGAAGCTTTCTTTTTGGTTTTTTTAAAGAATCCTCCGATTTCTTCCATAAAGATAAGACTTTTACTTGTCAAATGCAAATCATCTTTAAGCCAACCATCAGTCTGCAATCTTTTAACTTCTAAAGATTTATTTACAAATTTATTGGGTATAATTTTCTCTCTTATACAATGTAAAACATAAAAACTATTAGGTGTAAGATCATTTTTTATTAGTCTATCAAATATTTCTTTCATTTACCAAATTATTTGTTGTTTAGTATTATCATATAAAATTTTATTTACTTCTCTAAATACATTTTTAGAGTCCCATTTACCACCTTTATAAGCAGCAGACGCTGGATGCGGTACATTAAATTTATAATTGAATTTTTCATCAATTAAGTCTGACCACTCTTCAGCTTTTTTACCCATAAACACATATATTATACCTGTATTATTATCATTTAGATATGTTAATAAATGTGCTGTAAAGGTTTTCCAGATATCATAGTGGGATCCTATCTTACCTATCTGACAGGTCAATGCAGTATTCAGCATCAATATACCTTGATTACTCCATCTTTTTAGATCTAATGGGTCATACAATAAATCATTAGTTCTATACATTGGAAACTCTCTTTTTAATTCATCAAAGATATATCTTAATGAAGGCTGTGGTTTATCATTGTTACTACAACTAAATGCAATACCATCTGCAACACCAAGCTGTGGATAAGGATCTTGACCTACTATCACCACTCTAAGTTTATCAAATGGACACTCTTCAAATGCTTTAAATACATTCTTTAGAGGTGGGGTAAATCTCTTACCTTCTTTAGAATCTTTATGTAACTGTAAAATTGTATTTACAAACTCTGTACTAAATATATAATGTTTAAAAGCTGGTTGCCATCCGCTACCTTCAAGCTTGTCAAACATTTTTTGTTTAATTTCCGCTATATTAATATTTTCCATATATTTGTTTTATGCCTGTCAAAGTAAAAGAAATTAAAGATGACGTCATTATTGACATCAAAGTAAATAAAACTTTTTATTTAATGTCTAAAAGTTTATCAACATGGATTGCTTTACAATTAAAAATTGAATCCCCTGATGACCTTAAAAAGATCATGCAAACTGATTTTGATAAACTTTCAGATCCAGAAAAAGCTTTTTATACAACAGCTTTACTATTAGCTGAAATAGAATATCAAGCTAATGAGCAAGATAAACTAGAGGATAAAGAAATTCTTGTACCTGGTGATGAAGGTTATGAAGGACCTGATCCTAATGCAGATTAACATTATAGAATTCACCAAGCTCTATACACGCTTGTATAGCAAGACTTAACTCATCTTTGTCACATTCAGCAAATGATTTATAATTAGTATCAACTACCAATCCTGCTTGTTCTTTTACTAGTTTTTTCATGTCATCAAAGCTGTAGCCACTTTCTTTAGCTAATTCTCTGATACATTTGTGCACTTTAGATATCTGTGCACCACTACCTTTTTTATCTGATAGTGACATATATATATCAACTTCCTGACCTTCAGAAAGTTTTTCTAAAAATAATTGAAAAGCTAGCTTATCCATTTTTTTAGGATATACTAGCTTCCCATTCTCAACCTTTAATTTTGCTGAAAACATCTATTAGTTCTTTTAATAATTTTGAATCCCAGATCTCACAATCTGAGTCAGAAAAGAATACACCCCACTTATCATCTTCTATCTCATCACTTTCAGAACTAACTAGCACTATATCTTGAATTACTTCAAGTGTATAGTAATAATAGTCATAACCGTTCTGACTTTCTGAGTCAGTTATAATCTCTTTCTTAAATCCAAATTCAATTAATTCTTTTTCAGTCATTTTCTTCTAGTTTTTGTTTTTTGATCCAAAGACTCTTTGTCATAATCTTGGATTCATAATCCATTCTAGCTTGAATATACCTACTTTTTTCTAAATTAAACTCACCCATTTCCTTAATTCTTTCATTTCTGAAGAATTGTATTACTTGGGACGCTACAAATAAATTCTCTTTATCAGGAGAACTAAGTAGTTTTATTGCATTCTCTACACTTGTCTCATCCATATAACCAAGATACTCTAATAGTTTGAGTTCTGCTAGGAATACAAAAGGTTTATATGTACCTTTTTTTGCTCCCGCTGTATACATGTGCCAAAGCATATGTAAGTTCTTACACTCATCACAATCAGTGAGCTCAAAGTGTTCTCTACAAATTTTCTTACTTAAGTTTCTTAATCTTCTTTCCATAACAATAATAATTGTCTAGCTTGTTTACCAAAATCAGCATCATTAGGATACTTATTGTGTAGCTCTAGTACTTTCTCACCAAACTCACAGAGAACAAACTTGTTCTCTTGTGGATTAATCTGGTTATTCTTACTGTATACACTCTTTACCTGTCTGTGTTTATTTAAATCTTCACTCATAAGCCTAACATAAAAATTGCTTCTACTAAACGTAAAA